TGCTGCCTCAGTCGCAGTGGACTGGTGATTGGTCGATCAGTTTCTCAAGCGCCAAGTGCAATTGATTGACTGATGTCCAGAGTGGCTCAACAGTCCCAGACAGCCACCGGCTCACCTGGGACTGCTGAATGCCAGCCTCATTGCACACGGCAGCCATGGTGATCTTGTGGGCCTTGGCCTTTGCCTTGATATCGTGAATTGATTGCATCAGCGCATTCTAATTGCGCTTTATGTATAAAAACAACATGGACAGAATAGTTCTTGCAACATATTTGATTTATGTCCACAATCGTTTTGACTGTTCAACTTAAACGAAAGAAACCGATGAAACCGCAAACCAAAACCCTTTTGGATTATTTGACCGCCTTGGCCATTGGCGTTGGCTTGGCTGCACTCTTGGTGGCATGGTGGTCAGCATGAGCCAAGTGAATGAATACAAAAAACTAGCCCATGATGCCGGTCTTGACTGGTATGAAATTGGCAGTGCGACTTATGATTTTGCAGAGCTTGTGGCGCAGCATGAGCGCCAGGCTTGCATTGACTTGCTGATGGGCCTGCATGAGGCCCAGAGCAACAATGGAAACCACAACTATTACCACTATGCAGCCAATGCCATAAAAGAGCTGAGAGGCCAAAAGGTCAGCATTACTTTGAAAGAGTTCAAATGCACTGGATGCAAAGGTAAATGGCGCGATGCTGAAGATGCAAAATTTCACAAATGCGAGGACCACCAATGAACTACCCAGCCACACCCCCCTGCCCCAAAGACTTATTCCAGTTTGAATGCTCAGTAGAAGACGTTGACCTTGTCTGCTTCCTGGAATACAGCCCAGAAGAGAAAGGGTACAGAGACTCTTATGGTGCGCCCTATGAGCCTGATATTGAAGAGTGCATGACCCTCAACAACGCATACATCGCTGGCACTGATGTGGACATTGCCCACATGATTTTGCAGTCCATGGTGGACCACATTGAAGTGACTGCGCTGGAGAAGTTCCTTGACAAATGACCTCCCACCCGCCATCGATGCCTGCCTCGATCTGGTCAATGACCTACTTCATCCAGAGGTTTATGGTCATGCCATTCCCTCTGAGGTCAAAGCCCGTGCATTCGTTGTCAAAACGATGCTAGAGCGTTTGAAAGCCCGAATGGAGACCAGCACATGGCCAGAGGCTTAAAGCCCCGTGTAGAGCCTGCTATCGAGGCAGCGCTACAAAAGAAAGGCAATCTCTCTGATGTGGACTTGGCCAAGTTGTGCTTTTGTGCCAGGCGCAGTGCAGCGCGAATCCTGTTTGACTTGCACCGCCATGAGCTGGTCCACATCTCAGGATTCACCAAGGTCCATGCAAATGGCCAGTGGCGGCCTCTGTGGTCTTGGGGTGATGGTGAAGATGCTGTGGCGCCTGGGCCAGTGCCAGGCTCAGAGCGCATTAAGAAACACCGCGAGAAAATGAGTGCAGACGACAAAGACTTTGACGCTGCCAGACGTAGACAGAAAAGACGGGTCGTGAAACGCGATCCACTTGTGGCCGCGTTTTTTGGGAGTTGATATGCCTGTTGAATATTTCTCAAAACTAACTAACGCGCAGCTTGATGTTTATTATTCAAAACATCAGGCTGCAATACCTTTGCCGTTTTCTGGTATCAAAAACAAAAATTACAAAGTTACTAGAAACCTGAATAGTCTTCATAATCCCCAAGCAGTCCAAAAGGAACAACTGCCGGCAAACCCTTCGGGCCATACTCCTCAAGATACTTTAAAAATCCCTGATAGCCTTTAGTCCCAATAATGTCTCGCATTTTCATTACGTCAGCTCTTGGAGTCATATTGTTTTGCTCTAAGAATTGCTGCATAAACTGAGTTTGCTGTGCGTTAACTTGTGGGACACCGGCTGCATCTAAACGCTGTGCAAAATTTTGAATGTCTGGCCGCGTTAATTGGCCCTGTAAATACTGCGCTACTTGGCCACTTCCTTCTGCGCCCCATGGCGGCATTTCAAGATTTGACTCAAAACGGCCAGCAATCAATTGGCCATCTTGAATATTTGCTTTTGCATTTTTAACAGCTTCTTGAATTGCTTTGCCGTTCATAGAATTGTCAAATTTTCCAGCGTGTAAAGCACCACCTACATCAACAACATCTAAGCCTTGTGCCTCTAATGCCGCTTTTGCCTGCGCCATTTGTCTGGGCAATTGACTTGCATCTTGAGCGCCAGACAACATTGGCTGAAACCTTATTCCAGTTTTTTCCACTGTTTTCATGCTCGAATTGGCTGGCGTAAATTTGTTCCAGCCAACACCTTCTTGCAAATCCATTACAGCGCGCACACCAGAAGTTGCGTCAAGTAAACTGCGCCCAGGCTGGTCCAACATAGGGCCACCGCGGGCAAGTTTTCCTGTTGATGTTTCTAATGTTGACCCAACAAGGCCAACTAATGGCTGGGCCACAAATGCTGGGTTTCTCTCAACAACACCAGCAGTATTAAGGTATTCACCCATGACTGGTTTAACTGGCAATTGGTATGCTTGCAATGCGCCAATGTAAGGGTCACGATTACCCATTGAGGCTTGCATTCCCTGCGAATAAGCAAGACGCACACTTTCGTCAGCAGTGTTAATTCCTGGCATAACATTTTGACCAGGAATAAATTCATAGGTTTGTGAAGCAATCTGGCGCTGCATAGCGTCATCAATACCAGCCCTAGCTCTTGCGCGAATAGACTCGTCAGATTCTTTTCCAATGTCTTTTAAAGATGGTTTTTTTGGCTTTTCGCCTTTTCCAGTTTCTTCCCATCTTGACAATTGTTTTTCATATTTTTGAGTAGCTTTTGTAAATCTATTGATTTCAGCATCTCTAGCGGCTTTGTATGAAATTTCTCGTTCAGCACCCCATGTGGCTGCTTGTGCAGCTCTTGGATCAAAAATAAATTCTGCTGATGTGTTTGGCACATCTAATTGGCCAGCAAGCCTTTTTTGCTCTGCTCTGTTTGCAAGCAATAAATTCTCACCAGTTAAAAATCCATGCTCTTGAGGCGTAAATCCTCGACTAAATGTTTTGCCCCCTGGGTCGCTGTAACCCATTACACGGCCATGCCAAATGTCACTGGCTGTTTTGTACAAATCAGTGGATGGAATGGTCGGGTCTTTAGCGTCAGCATAAGGACCAGTCTTTTTCCCCAGCTTAATTGCTCCAGGATTAAATGCATACATCCCAGTGGCTGGATCAATGTCATATGCTTTAGCTACATTTCTAGCCTGTGATCCAGTCCTTGGAATAATTTGTTGGCCACCAATGACCTGAGCATTGTGTTGACGAATAAAAGAATTCATCTCAGTTGGCGGTGTAGCTTGTGGACTATAGGCTGCCCCACCACGCGAAAATAAAGATGCCATTTGGCCTTGTGGAGGCATCCCCGCGGTCATGTTGGTGGGGTTGTATCCAGAAGCGCTTTCGGCTGCCTGCCTGGCCCTGTCATACCAAGACGCATTGAATGCACCGGCTTCGACTTTTTTATCTGCCCTTTGGCGCATATTTGATAAAGCACCAGGACTGTCCACAGTTAAGCCGACAGGCCCAGTTGATCTTGGCCCACCAATGTACTGACCTGATGGGTCTTGCTTTAAATGAGCGCCCTTTTGGGCCAGCTTCATTGCTTCGTTGTAATCTGTGACGTTGTCGAATACTGTAGCAACAGAACCTTTTTTGACATTTCTTGCAGATGCTTTAGATACATTTTGAGCAGCAGTTACTGGTTGAATGCTTGCCCCAACTGGCAACCCTTTGGTAAATGGCGCCAGGACTGGTGCAAGTTGTGCAGCAAGACCCAAACCATAGGCTGGGTTTGCAACATCCATAATTTGCTGGTACTCAGGATGAAGAACACTGAATCCCATTTCATCAGGACGCGCTCCAAGTAGGCCCTGCATGGCAGCATAGGTCCTTGGGTCAGGCAACGTATTGACATCACGCTTTGCAGCTGATGCTCTTCCTTTAGCTGTCTGACGCTTTAAATTTGGGTTGCCAAAAAATGCGTCTAGTTCGTCATCTAATAAGCCTGCCATGTTTGTTCCTTATGGTGCTGGGTTATCACTCAGCATTCCACCGATCTGACCAGAGCCTCGGCCTGCAACACCAGCAGCTCTTGCGCGTGACTCGTTCAGCTTCCTGATGATTTCGGCCAACTGGGCCAACTGCTGTGGATCACGCGAGAGCAAAATCTTTCCAATTTCGTTTCGCACAGCCTCTGGGGTTTTAGTTTGACGGGCCAAATTAGCAGCAGATGCGGCAATAGCAGCAGGGTTTAAAGATGCCACCGCGCCAGCTGTCTGAACTACTGGCGCAATATCCAAGTCGGCCTGCCCAGCCAATCTTGCAGCAGTCTGCGATCCACGGCCAGCTGATTCCAATTTTTTAAGTTGCTCTTCTTTTAATACAGCAGCAGAAAATGCTTTGTAATCATTGCCAAATGCAGCCTTCAATCTGTCTTGCGTTGCAGGCTCTTTGTAGAATTTAAGCAATGATGTCTGGCCAGCTTCTGTGCCAGTTTGCTGACGTAATCCTTGAAGCACGCCAATCCTAAATGCATCAAGTTCAGACTGGGCTAAACCTTTAACAGCCTGCTGAATATCAAGAATGTCGCCCTTCATTACAGTGCGACCAAGATTGGCAGCTTCTTCCATTTGAGCTGGCCCAGCATAAGTCTTCAAAGCCAAACCATACGCAGATTGGTTACCAATCTTGGGTGATTTTTGGGTAAGCAAATCAATCAATTCAACGCGTATTTTGTCAGTAGCCAATGCGTCATTGTTATTGCCTAAACGTCTTGCTGCTTGCGCTGAATCAAACAATTTTTGTTTTAAAGTATCCAGTACATTCATTGGCACTTGTTCGCCATATTTCAATTTGGATAAATCAATATCTAAGCCCGTTTGTTTTCTGTAGAGGTCTTCAGCATCGCGCTGCATACTGCTTGATTTTTTAAGCAAGTTAATCAAGTTATTGTCTACAGATATATTGGCGGCATCAACTACAGCGTAATAAGGGCGTGACTCTGTAAATTTTTGCCTTTTAAATGCCTCAAGACTTTGCGTAAATTGAGCGCCTTGAGTACCAAGGGTTTCATCAGATGCCTCCATCAACCGGCCAGCACGACCCACTTGGCGCTCACGAATGGCGCGCTCTGTGGCAGCTGCTGTTGTGCCAGGCAATGTGGCCTGCACATCAAGCAAGTTAAATGTTGATTTGTTACCCACATCGGCAATGCGAGCCTCTGGGCCTAATTTCAAAAGTCTTGCCTGCGCCCTGGTCAATGCGCTTTCACCAGTCAATGGTGCTGGCACATCACGAATCAAAGCCTCTGCCACCTTTTGCTGGGCATAAGTATTGGCAGAAGTGGGAGACATACGCGCCATGACCTGACGGCCACCAGCGCCAATCATGCTCATTACTGGTTGTGTGGTCACTCCCAATGTGCCGCCCATCAATGTGCTTTTGCCTGCCTCTTTGAGCATATCTAGTGCATTGTCTTCATATGAGCCACCAAGGCCGCTGACAAATCCATAGCCTGCACCAGAGCCACCAGCTTGCGCCATACGCTGGCCCATGCCCATGATTTGGCCAGTAGCTGGCGCAGCGGTCATGTATCTACCCGCGGCTTGAATTGATGGTGCGACCTTTGGTGCGACAGCTTCAATTGCAGGGATCATTGCACCGCCAACATTCTTAACGACAGTGCTAGGCAGTCCACCAAGGACCATGGGCAAGCTGGCCACCATTTGGCCGCCAGCCGCTTTGTATGGAGCTTCTTGCTCATAAGACTCGGCAGCACCGCGCATGATGTCACGGCCTTGTGCGTAGGCTTGTGGCAATGAAATGCCTTGCTCAAGCGCTGCAAATGGCGCGCCAACTGCACCAACAATTTTGGGAAATGCTTCAAATGTTGGGCCTTTCATGGCGCTGACAAATCCACGAAATGCCGTGGGCAGTTCCGTGCCTTCTCGATAGGCTGGTGACTGGCCCAAGAATTTTAGAATTTCAGCTGGCTTGTATTCACCCTCAAGCGCTGCTGTAATTTGTGGTCCGACAGTAGGTAATTGGGCTAGAAACTGGATGATCTCGTCATCTTTGTAGCCAGCTTTTCTAGCTTCTTTGATTTTTTCTTCAATGCCATCCATGATTAGCCTCCTGGTACGCCAAAGATATTACCAAGAGATGGTCGTGTAGTACCACCGCCACTACCAGTTCTTGCTGATGGTGGCACAGCGCTGCTCATAGTGCCAGCAGATAATCTTGCGGCCTCCATCAAATTTTTGCGTCTTGTTTCTTTTTCTGCAATTGTTTGGGCATCGTCTCCAAATTTAGGGAAATAACTTTGCATTGCACCTTTAAGTTGGAATTCTGTGTATGCAGCGCCAGTGGCCAAAGTCAATGCCGCATCCAAGAAATCAAGTTGCGCATCTTCTACGCGCTTACGCTCTGCTGGTAAGCCAACTCTTGGAGTTACTGAAGTTAAAAAGCCTGGCATTCCTTCTTTGCCCTGGTCCATTTGAGTTTGAGCAAGCTGCATTCTAGAAAGCAATGTAGCTGCCTTGCGTTCACCCTCTGTCGGCTTACCACCAGACACACCTTTAAGTTGTTCACCACCAGCGCCCATGATTGGGATTGCCGCTGCACCAGGCGTTTTAGGTATGTATGCATAACCTTCTGGTGATTCTTTAACATCAAATGCACCACGCAAAAATTCTTGCTGACGCAAGCCAAGACCACCTTGGGCCACAGCCAAATTGCCTTGAGCAATCTTCAAGTTGGCAATCTCTGTTGGAGTCATTGTTTGAGCGTATGTTTCACCACCCTTTAGCTTTGACTTGTCAATGGCCACAGTCTGACCACCAAGGGCTTGCAAAACGACATCACGCTTTGGACCATAGCCTTGCATGGTCTTAACGCTGCCGTCTTTGTATTGCTGGACCAAAATGGGGTTGCCTTTGGTGTCGGTCACTTCAATGGGCTGGCCAACTATTTCTGGTCTTGGGTTGAGTTTCTCGGCCATTTCTTGGAATCGTTTGGCATCTTCAGACCTACCTTGAGACGCATAAATATCTGCAATCTGCTGATACTGGCCAGCCTTTAGTTCGTTGGCGCTTGGCGGCTGAATGTTTGCAGCCAATTCGGCACGGGCAACTTTTGGACCAAATGGGCCAGCCTCAGAAACAGGCGCTCTTAAAGCCTGCTGCTCTGGACTTAATACAGTTGGGGGCTTGGTCAAAACACCAGCGACTTGGGTTTGTAAGTCTCTAGCGCGTTGGCCTTCTCTTAGCTTCTCGCTCAAAAGCATTTGCTGGAATGCGTTTGTTGTGCCTTTCTCATAAGCACCTTGACCAGCTTGCAGGGCAGAGCCTAGAGCTTGGCCCAGACCAATACGCTGTGGCCCACGGCCACTTGCCTGGAGCAATGCAGCAGCGGCAGCCATTGTGGACTGCAAACCTAACTGCTCTTTTTGCTTGGCACTTAATAGTTTTTCAAGCTCACTGCCTGATTCACCGCCACCAAATAAATTGCCTAAAAGGCCACCCAAATCAAAATCAGCCATTTTTTACCCCTAACTTCACAGAAGTCCAAGAATTCCACCAGCGACTGCCCCAAGAGGGTTGCCACCAGACAATTTGAAACCAGCCGCAGCGCCACCTAAAGCACCCGCTGCTGGATTTGAATACTGGGGTGTCGTTGACTGCATACCCAAATTGGCAGGCTGCGCACCTAGTGAAGACTGGACCACACCAAGGCGCTGGAGGCCAATGTTGCGGATCGCATCCATCTGCTGCTGGTCCAATGCCTGACGCGCACCACCAGCACCCATGACCGCTTGAGCGCCACCAAGGCGCAATGCTTGTTGCTGTGCAGCCAAATTACCGAGCTGGCTTGCACCGCCAAGCCTTAATTGCGCACCTTGCAAGCCTGCTTGCTGATTGGCAATGTCGGCTGCCGATTGGCGTGCAATGTCGGCCTGCTGCATGGCCATTGCCTGGTTAAATGCCTGCTCATTCAGAGTTGTCCCAAGTGTGGCAGCCTGCTTGGCAAACCCTTGGTTAGTCAAAGCCTCGGCCACACCTTGGCGTGATCCACCAAATGCACGGGCAGCGTTTGCACGTTCACCAGTCTGCTGGATAGCCGCTTGACGCGCTGCTTCTAAGTCACCCAATGCATTGGCGCGCACTTGGCTTGTGAAAGGATTCATATAACTGCCAATTGATCCTGGTCCAGTCATGCCAAGATTGGTCTGCTGCGCTGTGATCTGGCTTGGCTGATAAACACCGCCATAAGCCGCCATTTGGGCTGCCAAGTCAGTGCCAGTGATGCCTGGGCCAGCGAGGGCCGTGTTGACCAGAGCCTCCTCGCCTGCCTGATACATTGGGTTGTACCCTGCAAACTGCTGGACCGGCAATGCACCGGCAACCCCTTGGGCCTGCTGAAAGTTGGCCAAGAATGCTTCCTTGATCTGTGGATCAATGGAGCTTGTTGATGTAGTTGTTCCACCTTTTGACATATCGCCACCTTATCCGAGTAAAGATTTAATTTTCTTGGCAGGCACTTTGCCTTCATTGATCATGTCCAGAAGTCCACGGCCATATTTGTTGACTGCGTCTTTTTTGATCACATATTCGCCACGATCTAAATATCCTGCACCATCATCTGGGCCAGGGGGGTTCATACCAAACAGGCCATCGACTATGCCGCCTTTGTTGTAAACACCACTGACACTTTCGCCAGTTTCACCAGAGACGCTGACAGATTCACCAGTGACAGCGGCAGCGGCATTTGCTGCTGCTACTGCATCATTGATTGATTCTTGGGATTGCCCAGTAACACCAGAGCTGCCAGCACTAGAAACAGGTATTCCACCAAGCCTTGCAATCTCAGCCGCAGCCTGCGCCTTTGCCAGATTGGCCGCTTCAATGCGGTCATACAGTCCTGGGTCATATCCACCCATGGGGGTGTTGGCCACAAAGTTCTGATAAGGGTTTGTGAATGGCTTCATCTGGCCCATGATCTGAGAGTATGGGGATGCACCACCAACTGTCACGGCAGGGTTGTATTGAGCGCCAATGGGGATTGACTGGAAGTTAGCAAATGAGCCGCCAATGCCCATGTTCGCACCAGGCGTGGTGGCCGTTGGTGGTGTGTAAAACTTGCCACCGGCATTGTTCTGAATCCATGCAAGGTCTGCATCTGTCAGGTTGAACATATTTTTGGCTTGGGCCGATGTCACCTGATTTTGTGTCAATAGGCTATTGAGCAAGGCAATGTCACCATCCTTGTATGCCTTTTCAAGCTGGGCATTCAAGCCGGTCTGAGTTGTAGTGGTTTTCAGTGCAGCAGCTGCTTTAGCATCTGCAATGGCCTTGGCATCAGCAGCCGCTTTCGCATCAGCAGCGGCCTTGGCATTAGAAGCAATCAGCGCATCAGCCGCAACCTTTTGCTGGGCAGCAAGTGCAGCCGCTGCCGTGGCCGCAGCCGTTTTGTCGGTAGTACTTAAGAGACCTTGTGATGTTGTAGCTGCCTGCTGGGCTGCAGCAATAGTTGCTGGGGTTGCTGTTACATCTCTGGCCGTACGGGCTGCAAGCTCTGCATCAGCCGCAGCTTTGGCAATCAAGTCAGCCTGAGTTGTTGGCACTGCTGCAACATATTTCTCTTGAACGCTTTGAGTGGTCACGCCAGTGGCACGGGCCACATCCTCTGGAGAAATGCCAAGTCGGTCCATCTCTGTGCGCAAAGCAACATTGCTTGTATTGTTTTTCTGAGCAGCGACTACTGCATCAAAAATTCTTTTGTCGTATTCGGCTTGGGTCATCCCATTGTTGAGCGCCCAATTTAATGCTGCTGAAGTTGCCATATTTGACCCCGTTGTTACTGATGGTGCTGCCACTGGTGCTGCTATTGATTCTGCCACTGGCGCTGCCACTGGCGTAGTTACTGGTGTTTCTAATAAACCTGTTGGCGCTGCCACTGGCGCAATCACTGGCGCTGTTACTGGTGCTACATATGCTGGGACTTCTGGCACTGTTTCCAAAAGACTTGGTGGTGCTTCTGGCGTATAGACAGGTTCTGGCGTATAGACAGGCTCTGGTGTATAGACAGGCTCTGGCGTATAGACAGGCTCTGGCGTATAGACAGGCTCTGGTGTAACCACTGGCACGGCCTCATAGCGCTGCTGAACGGCCTCTGACTTTGTTCCAGTGGCTTGGGCCACATCAGTTGGACTGATGCCATACTGGTCCATGACTGAGCGCAAATCAGCATCAGACATTCCTTGATTCTGTGCAACAAAATCAAAGATGTTCTGATAATACTGATCGGCAGTCATGCCGTTATTCAGCGCCCAAGTCAACCCAGCTGATGCCATTTGCCTATATCTCCTTTGCCATTACAGTCCATTGTGGGCTGTATCCTTCGTCTTTCAAAAATGTCTTTGACCAGCCTCTTCGGCCTGCCAAAGTCACCCTGGTGCAACCAATTGACTTGCCCCAGGATTCGATCAATGGTCTCATCCGTGAGAGTTCATCTAGGTCGCCACCAGCCAGAAAATAGTGCAAATTCTTCAGCTGCGGGTAGACAATGATCTCTGTCAATACCACCGAGTCCTTGGCCGGCCACAGCTGTAATCTGTGATCCTCGACCATCTCAGCGACATTGTCAAAATTATGTGTGCCTCCAGAGTATTCTAAGGCAGCCTCCACATGGTGGCGCAGCCTCTCCAATTGTTCTTGGTCGCTCATCTCTTTCCAGAGGGGATGGCATCAAGCCTCATCACCCCAATGCGCCAGTCAGCCAATACCGCACCAGTCACCTTCACATTGACCTGGCGAGCCGCAAACCGGACATCAGTGGGATTGGCTGCCGTGTATGGCCCAAATGTGGATTGTGTGCCTGTGGGGTAGTTTCGGGTTTTAAATGAAACTACCGCCTCACCCAGCGTCTGCTCGTCTGGGACAACTTGGCGCACCGACATGATGTTGTCGCCATTGCCCAATTGCACTGGACCAGACTCAGCATAGACGCTGGCGCTGTCATAGGCAAAGCCAACTTCATGCTCATAGACGTAGCCATCGGTGGACACGGCCATGGGGTTGGTAAACACTCCGGCATCAGTGCCAGCAGTTCTGGCCAATGTGCCTATGTTCCAGTGGTTTTCTCTGTAGTTGAAAGTGACATAGCTGTCATTCTCATTGCTTCCACTGCTTGGGTAGTACCACCAAATCTCACCAAACTGGCTATTGTGGACCGCATAGACTTTGGATGACTGATTAAAGTTCATATTGCCAAAGACATAGTCGGACACTTCACTTGGCAGCGGCTTGACATATCCGTCATAAATCCAAAATCCTGACTTGCTCATCCAAATGGCAGCAGTGTCAATGGCAGCCACAGACTGGGCTGAAATCAATCCGCAGCCAGAGCCAGCCTTGTCAAAGCCATAGACAAATGGAGCGCCAACATACTGGGCCGTGTGGACATCCACATCGGTGAAAAGCAAATTGATGCCCTTGACGCGCTTGCCGGCCAAAAGTGTGCCAGGCGTGGCCAGCTCATAGTCGCCAGCTTGGTTTGTCGTTGCTGCTGTCCAGACTGTATTGTCCTCTTGGTCTGACCACTGGACTTTTCTTGGATTTCCGCCAGCGCCAAGGGCAAACATGATGCGCTCGGCAGTCACCAAGACCGCCTTATTGCTTGTAGGCGCGTTGGTAATGACCGCAGCAATGGTGGGTGTAGAAAAACCCAATTGCCACTGATAGAGCTTGCCATCGGCATTGGAGCAAGCCACCAAATACTCGCCCCATGTGTCCATTGACCATGTGGTGGCCGGTGTGATTGCACCCAAATCTGGTCTGGCCACACCATAGCCAAATTTGCCGTAGTCGCTGTAGCCGTAGCCCGTCTTGACAATGGCATCAGCAATGCCGGCTGTAAACCCGCTTGGCGTGATTTCTTTGATCGTGCCAGACTCGCTCATGGCGTAGAGCTTGGTGTGCGTGCCAATGCCGGTCCATCGAGTGGCGCTATTGTCGCGCCAGTTCAAGAACCCTCGGCACATCCCGCTGATCTGAGTTGATGAGCGCTTTCTCCAGCCACCCATGGGCCGCAAAGTGTTCTCGTACCAGCGCACCAAGTTCGCATCAAACCATCGGCCTGCTGACTGGTACTCTGTGCCGTTTCTGTAAATGCCTGGGGGGAGTTTGAGTGGGATGTACATGGCAGTATTTAGGTGATGTTTGAGACAAATGTCATTGTCGCAATAAGTGAGGCCGTTGAGGGATAACTTCCAGCCGCAGCATAGGCTTGAATACTCACCTGAGTGCTGTCAGTCTCCCACCACAATTCAACATAATCATTTGCGTTAAGACTCAAAAAGTAATTCCAGCCAACCAATGTATGGCCATTGACTGAGCCATGCTTGCTTGGCACGGCAAAGAATCCAGTTGAGCCAACTACCACAGTCCCATTGATCTTGAGCCAGACCCTTGCGTCATGGTCCTGAGAGTCTGGGTTTTCAAACTGGCCAGACCACTGCAAATTCCAAATGCCAGCGTCAACCACTGTGATCCGTGAATTACTGGCCACACTCACGCCATTGGCGTAGTCGGTCGTATTCAATGTCATGGCATAGGCAGTGTTGGCCGCTGCTGCTGTTTGGTCCACAGTGCTTTGAAAAGCCCCATAGGGATTGTTCATAAACTTACCGCCCTTTGGACCAAACAGTGAGCCAAGGGTTGTGGTCAGTTTTCTAAAGAAACTATTTAAAGAGCTGTAGTTCTCATTCAAGTGCCTGCGCTCATACGCCTCTGGGGGGAAACCCAGACTCGGTATGGATGGGACTTCGAGTTGTTGCTGCTTTGTGGCCATGATCTGATTATGTCAGGACAGACAGTGCATGGTTGATGTGCTTGATCCGGTCGTCAAGCCCTATGAACCCGCCATTGATCTTTTTGGTCATGGTCCGATAGTCTTGGTTGTCAGCATACTGGTTGAGCTTGTGGGTGTCCCAAAACCATCCGGCAGTGAGAGCCGCATACTGGGGCGTGGCCACCAGCTCGGGCTGCATGATCAGGTCCACACCCAGTGCTTGGCCAGCATGAAAATAAGAGCTAGAGCCAGTCAGCTGGATCGCGCCTCTTCCTCGGAAGCGCCAGCCATCACCAGAAGCCTCATCCCGATTGCCCATGCGGTTGCTGTAGACAGTGTTGGCAATGAGCTTTGGATTCCTGGCACACATCTGTGCCTTGGCAGCGTCAAAGCGCTTGGGCCAAAGTTTCTGCAAAGCCTCGGCCTTGTAATTCAAGTTTTCCTCAAGCATTTTGAAGTTTCCACACTCATGGCCACACTGGCCAATGAAAGCCGCCTGGCGCAGAGGCGTTGAAATGTCAAAGCGCTGGAAAGTCTCGTTAAGCGCATCGACCCACTCTGGACCAATGCGCAGCTGGGCCAGCTGTGCTTCATTGACCATTGACGACTCTCCTTACTTCTTCGTAGGCACTGATGCAGGCGTTGAGCTTGGTGATGGCTTTGTCTCCATCGGCTGCGATGTCGATAAGAGTTGCGATAGTCTGTCGCTCAAGTTCGGTTTCAGGGGAATCGCTGGGTTGTGGATTTCCAGTGGCAATGGTGGCACTTGGACTGGCTTGTGGACAACTTGGGGCTGGGAGGCGCAGCCGGCCAGTGCGAGCAAGCTCATGCATAGCAGACTGTTTCTTGACAATATCATCTTGGGCCTTTCTGAGTTTCGTTTCCTGATCGATCAATTTAGTTCCAAGCTCTGCCTCTTTGGCTCTGGCTTCATCATTCTTCTTGGCAATGGCAATCTTCATGTCATTGTCCCTGTCTTCCCAGCCAAAGTGATAGCCACCTCGGTAAGAACCAAACAAGGCAATGCAAATGGCCAGAGCGATATAGGGGAGTGGGATGCCAAACATTATTCTGCCTCCTGTCTGGCCGCAGCCAGTTGAATGCGCTCATGGTCATCCTCAAGATGGTCCGGTGGCGTTGTGGGTGGTGGACCAGGTGTCCAGCTCTCATCAAGCTCTGGATTAGTCCAAGTTGGCATTGCACCAAATGGCTGGCTTGGGATGCCGTTGGTGCTAGATGTAAAGCCGTGATTGTTGCTGTAGCCGTATTGCTGGCCATATGGCATGGGCTGGCACATCGGCTGACCCATGGGCTGCATGGGTGGCTGCTGCTTAGAAGTCATTGCCCGTTTACCGATCACACCGCCAATGCCGCCCACAATCAGCAAGACAATGTCATTCATCATCTTAACGTAGGCCTGATCTACTGGCGCCATACTCTTGATTGGCTGGGTTATGAACGTGACAGAATAAAGCAAAGCAATCACGATAAAGAAAAGAATAAAGGTGACAGCAAGGACCACAATGCCCCAGACCCTGACCTCAATCTCTTCAGTTGTTAGGTTTAACTTCGTCAACTTTTTTCTCCAAGATTGGTGCTACCAAGTATTCTGGACAAGTCTGGGTAAACAGACATCTAGGCTTTTGGCACTCTGGCGCATGAAATTGATCAGGGTTCTGACACTTGTAGCGATATTTTTCTTCGCAGCCAGTCAGTAGTAACAGAAGCAGTAAATATCTCATTTGCCTAATCCTATCCTACCAAGCAGTAGATTGACAATTTTGTCAGATAAGTCATCTGGCAGAAACTTCAAGAAACCTAGAAACCATAGCGCCACACACCCATAGATAAATATCTTGAGTGCCAGGTCAAAGGTCTTCTGGTACTCATTCACCGCCCACACCTTTTGGTAGTCTCACAAAACTCCATAAGTTCATAGATTCCAATTGCTACCAAGAACAAAACAAATGCCACACCACCAATGATGATGGCCAGCTCGTTCATCTCTTCCTCTTTCTTTTTGGCCGCCTTCTCTGCCTTCTCTAAAGACCGCAGCTCTCTTGCGTCATCGATGTCCATCTGGTCCTGACGGGCCTTGATCTTGTTCCAGACATCGACCTTGCCAGTGGTCATAAAGAGCATCTTCAGCTCTTCCTCAAAGGCTCTGGCCTGCTCCAGTGCCATCTCGATCTGGAGTGCTTGGCCCATGTTTGAGCCTTTGTTTTTCTTGGCATCTAGCAGGGCCTTGGTGGCGTTACTCTTGGCATCGAACATCTTGCCAATCATTGGGGCAAGACCGCCTAAATCATTGGCCACCTTGCTAGCCTTCTTGACCATGCTGATGGCGCTTTGCAGACCTTCTAATGCGCTGATTGGATCGATCATTTCCGTTCTACCTTTTCCCACTTGATGCAGACAACCTTCCGGTTGTAGACATCACCAGTCCATGTCCACTTGACGCATCTGTACTCGACAGCTGCTGCCGCTAATAGGACCAGAGCATAAATCATGGCCAAAACACAATGATGACAAAAAAGCACCAGATGATGGTGATCACTAAAAGAACCGCAGCAATGATTGCCACGGCCCAGTCTCTCATAGCCCGAATATCTTCTTGACGAATTCGGCAGCCACCCCTGGTCCAAACAACACGCAAAGAATCACCCCGTACAAAAGGTATTCGATCTTTGTCATGCGCTTGTCCCCATCGCGCAGTGACTTGTCGATGTTGTTGTATCTTTCAAGACAAAGCTGCTCATGTGCAGATAGCTTTGCCTCAGTTTCTGTGATCATTTTCACTTCAGCCATGGTCACTGCACAGTTGATTCGTCTTTAGGAACTTGCGCTTCAGCCTGGTCCTTGATCTTCAAGAGCAAAGGCCACACACCAGACTTGGCTGGCATCTCACCCAACACATTCAAAATGAATTGGACTTCGTTTGTTTCTAAATTTAGATTCATGCTTGACTCCAAGGCAAAGCTGGTGAAGTTACTGGCGGGTTGATTTGATTTGCAAGTTGCTGATTGACAGCCGCTTCAGTCGTATCTTTATCAACACCATTAGCCCAACACCATCCAAGTACCTGCGCTTGAGTTAAATCAGCGTATGGCGTGAATGTGCCTTCAGGCGGTGCAAATGAGCAAGTGGAGTAGATAGAAGCGTTATACGTTCCGTCTGTGCCAGAGCAAGTCCAATGCGCTGTTATCACTGTGTCGGGATTGACTTCAGTGGTTGAGCAGTCCATTGCTGTGATAGTCCATTGTGTAGTCATACTGTTTCCTTTAAAGTTAATTGCTGTTGTTTATAGTGAAAAAAACAATCTTTAATTCTGTTTTGCCAACATGGGCAAGGGTCTTGATATTGGCACTCTTTGTTATTGCACCACACACCAGTAGGTGATGAACCCATTGTTTCTTGTTTGCACTCAGGACAAGTAGTCATGTCAGTCCTTAAAGATTAGCGGCATCAAGTCGTGCCTTGAGTGATTCGTTTTCAGTTACCAAGTCTTTTACCATTGCTACCAAGTCAGCCATTACCTCTGAACTTGATGCTTGCATGGCTTGCATGATTGGATTTCCATCAGCATCTACGGCATCTTTATCGCCAGTAACTGATTTTGGATATGTGTTAGCAAAATCGTGAGCCACAAAACCTCTGAACTCAGACCCATCAACAATCCAAGTACCTTGCTTTGGCAACAAAGACATTAAGCGTTCTTTGTAACCAGTCAATACGCCTGTGATATTTTTTAGGCGGTAATCGGATGAAGTGTTGTAGGCGGTTGAAGAGCCACTTGTTGAAATTGAACCAACTGTTCCGTTTCCATTAAAAAATGTTAGATGTGACCACGAACCAGTGCTTGTTGTTGCATTATAAATATATGTACCAGAAGAAATTTTAAAAAGCTCAAAACCACCATTAGTGGCAGATGGCTCACTTGTAGTTCCCACAAGCAAATTGCCATCCGATGTAATTCTGGCTCGTTCTGTAGAGTTAGTTCTAAAAATCGTTGTAGTCGCACCAAGTGATTCAAGGTTTAATCCAGCAGAATCTGCGGATACACGCCCATAGGATGTGCTTGTCGTGCCCATATCCACAATGCCGCCAGTTGTTCCACCGACAACAAAGGACTTGTAGTTTGAAACAGGTGATGGGACTGAAGTAGAACCCACAAGCAAATTCCCAGATGCATCCAATGTGAGGGCTTGGGTAAAGGAGATAGCGTTTCCTGCTGTGCCTGATGGGGCGGTGTACCACTTATGAATACCAACATTTCCATCCATTTCATATTGAAGTGCAGGGTCAGTTGTCTTGTATTTCCAACTACCATCGTTGTAGGCGTTAGATGTTAAAACAGTAACAGGGACATTGGAGGCTTTATAAAAAGCTAAAGCACCGCCATAAGCACTTTCAAAAACACTCCATTGGTTGCTTGCCCAAGCACTCGGTGACACCAAGCCAAGATTGCCTGCGCTGTCGAGGCGCATAAATTCGCTAAATGTTGTTCCATCGGCAACATCAATCTCTCCAAAAGAAACAGGCGCATCAGAATCAGATGGG